TTTTTTTCTTTGTCCGGAAGCGGGTGACCAACTCGCTTCTAAGTACTACCCAACCTGTCCAGATTTGTGATGTAGGGGTGGGCAACGTTTACTCCTTCGCAACACAAAATGCCAGAAATGTGCGAAGGGACTATTGGGCTGGGCTCACTCAGCGTCAAAATGGGTGCCAAACCAGCGATTGTCTGCTGGCATATAACCTTGGCTGTCTTGTTCCTCGAAGAATATAAGATCTAATTCTTCCCAGGTTCGAAATCGGGGAGGCTCCTCACTAGGGATACGTCTCCAGGCGCGAACTAAGGTTTCCCTTATCCAATTGAAGTAATCAGGACCCCAACCGAAGGCATTCATCAAACATGCGTAAGATGTCTCTTTGCTCATCTCGATAGGGTCGGGACACTTCCAGATCCAATTTGCTGTATCTTGAACAGCGGACTTATCTAATGCTGACATATAAAGTCCAGATCTGGTGGGATGGGGTAACCACTGGCGCTTAAGAAACTGTGCTTCCCATTTGTTTCGCCATGGTTGCACCTCTCCAGTTTTAGTGGCATCCGTATACGTTACACCGTGCTCTTGGAAAAACTTTTGCAAAGTTACATTATTAAAGTACTCTGCAACCTCATCACTAACCGTGAGGATCAAGTCATCACCATAGACCACAAGACGTGTGTTCTTATAAAACGCATCGAATGTCATCAACTTGGGAAAGGGCCTCATGATTTCTCTCCATGCTAGCCTAATGTACAGGTTGTTAACCCAACAATTTGTAGGCGTTGTTGCGGGGGAACCCGAAGGCATCCCACAGAAAGCAATGTAGAGAACATTGAAACAAAGGTGGTGAGCATGCACTAGCTCCTCGACCATCGCTCTCCTTGCGCGTTGATCTAATTGGAACTGTGCTAGCTTCTCGCCTTTACCTCCATTCGAAAGGGAATCCTGATGATATTCTTCGTACCATGCACAAACTCCATCTGCAATGCGCCGATGGCAATCTGCGTCGAAAGCGGGACCAAAGTTGGAATAATCTCCACAGAGGAATTTGGTTTTACCTCCTTCCTCAAGATAATCCATCAATTCCGTCCAATCTGCTTTTTCAGGCGCGATGCACATTGCATGTCCAGCTCGCAAATATCCTTTAACGAAGGCCATAAGCCAATCGCCAAACAACATTCTCCAGGTGATGGTAAAATCAATCGGAGAAGATGAAAAGATTCTTGTTTTACCAGGAATCCTACACTTCTCTATCTTCAACCTGTCATCCTTCAAGCAATCCGTAAAAACGGGTGCGAGGATTTTTCCTTGTCTGCGAGCTTCAATTCCTCTCTTGATGTCAAAATAGAGGACTTTGTTCATGATCACGTTAGGAACTTCATCTAGTTCTCGTTCGATCTTAATCAGCCATTCCTTATTACGTCCACCGGGCGGTCTCATGCCCGTGTATGGGAATCCTTCAGATGTCTTTAAATTCAAGGCTTGAAAACCTTTCATACCAGGAATTCCACATACTGCTTCTGTCATCGTTATACCCAGTGGTGTCCTTACTGGTGGGCAAACGTTAATAAGGCGTTCGGTATAGTCTCTAGCCGCAATCTCCACTTCAGATGGATCGAAGCTTGATGTGGCGAAACCATGTTTTTGGCACCCCAACTGCATGGGCGAGTGGGGAAATATCCGGGGGTCACTCACGGAGAGCGGATTTGGTTCATATTCCACAGGGAATACACCATGCACTGCTGATTTTCTGAAAGATGTCTTTCCAGATTCATTGTGCGCGAACTGCGATTGGACGATACCAGCTGGTGCTAATTCTCCATTAAGATGGATTACTGGTACTCCGTCATAGTCAATCAATTCATGGAGTTCGCTATCATCCGCCTCCAAATCCTGTTCAATACATTCGTCATGCCATTCTGTGACCATTCTTTGGTCAATTATCTCAGCATAGCCATGATCTTTCACTCCGGCAACGTGGAAACCTAAGATGGAATTTGCATCCACGACTGCTGTCATACACATGCCGGGTCCATGTTTAGGATATCTGATGGATCGCTTGATTGTCGTAACAACCACGTTATCAGTCATTATGTTTAACTGTCTATCGTGGCGTTGAGCGGCAACATCATGATACCTAACTTTACCATCAATGTCTATCTCAATGAGTTGAAGATCACGAGGAATTGGTTCCTCGGCTTGTCTTTCCGTTTTGAAATTTGTATACAACTTTCTAAATGGTGGAACTTTGCCATCAAGTTCAATAAAGACAATCTCAACATCATCAGAAGATACCATTGGGCACTTGTCTAAGTACTGAGCTACTTCTGCTGCTTGTCGAATGTATACTGAACACTTTCGAGTGTCAGGGTTCAGGGTCTTGTATTTGTGTAGGTAGTGTTTGGGCATCATAACCCATCGTCCAGTCACTCCAACACAACGTGCTTGCACGGAATAAAACTCGGCTGTATTGCTGTCATAGCCGGAAATACACATATAAAATGTGTTAGCTATCAATTTAGGCTCCAACGGGTGCATACCTCCAATCTGTCCTTGCGTTGACTGATTGTGGCGCACAAAAGGAGACCTTCTTATCAAGCCTCGTGCTGTTCGTTGTCCTTTTGCAACGTTGGCTGGATCATATGGTGCTTGGGCCTGTTGTATGGCCTCTTCTCTTGCGAGACGATGTTGATGCACTCTTAATTCTGCTGCTCTTACTTCACGATACGCTTTATCGTTCTCTGCACAGCCATCTACCGCTTTCCTACAAAACCATAGGAATCCTGCTAATAAACCCACAGGACATATTACCCCATTCAAGAACCAAACTAAAGTTTTGGCGTGCTTGAGCCAGTTGGAATTTTGTTTTGTGTCATAGCCGGAAATTGTAAGTCTGGCTTCTTCTCCTGTTTCAAAAATTTGTCCAAACCAATCTTGGTAAACGACAGCAACATGGAAGTGAGATTTGTTGACATGATATCGTATGAACTCATTACGCGTTACCTTGTTAGAGTTCGGTCCCCAAATCTGACAATTAGGACCACAGTTCCTGTGTGGGACAAAACCGGGATTTTCTCCGATTGGTGTAATAGCTAACCTGCTATACAACATGTCACCTTTACGATACTGTGCAGGAACTGCAATATGTTGGTTCCAATGTTTACATTCCATGTTGACTTTCTTCTTTGTAGTCTTCAAGATGGCGACAACCTGTTCAGTTGGATAAGGCCCCGCATTGGCTGTTAGAACTTCTTCTCCGCCGATGATGGTGTACTGCCAGCAATTACCGCAGGGACAAGTTCCTAGTCTATGTTCGGGGAACTCAAGAGGCTTTTCAGTTTGAGTTTCCGCTTCTAGGTAATCTCGTCCCTCTACCTTAGCTTCTGCGGCTAATTCTGTCTGGGCGAAGGCATCAGCTTTAATGATGACTTTTCTGGGGGCTGGAACAGGTGCTTTCTCTATTTTAGGAGGAGAAGCATTTTGATTTGCGATGTAGGCGGCGTAAGCAGTACCTTCTGGTTTAGGTGTAATTTCATTATTAAGCCCTAATTCAATCAGGGACAACAGAGGCACTTCAACGTCACCATCCACTTGAGTCGGTTGTTCTTCGTGGCGAGTAGTCACTTTCTCGTTCTCGCTCACTTCTGACTCATATACATCCATTTCTCCTTCAGCATCCTCATTAATATCTTTCTCGAAGAAGCGTTGGTATTCTCTAAACTCAGGCCACGTACGTATGATTGCTCGGTACGTACCACGTGGGGCCTTAGCGAAGTACTCTTTCATAGAGTTTACCAGTGAATTAGACGCTTTCAGCTTGAGAGCCGATCCGCGAGTAAAAAGCTTCTCTCGCTGGATTCTACTTCTCCGCTCTCTCGCTTGTTTCACTTTGGCTTCTTCTATTACACGAGCCAAGAACTCGTCATAAGAAATGGGAGCTTCTGGAGTTGCTGCTTCATTGGTAGGGTCCGGATATCTTCTAAAAACCAAATGGTTCAAAGACCCTTCAAGACGCTTCTTTTCCTCCTTTGTCATAGTCATGTAATTAGTTCCCCTATACTCTTTTGCAATCTCTACTCTCCACATAGAATCTCGTCGGCGGTAAAGAGCCTGACTCGTCTGAATGTTGGAGGCTTGAGGGAAGGGGCAATTACTAACACACACAACCAACTGAGGTGAAAAGCGTCTACCTTTTTCTTCAACGGCAGCTTGTGGTGGAACGAATGTAGCTGTGGACATCAAATTAAACAGACATTCTGCATCTGACTGGTTATGTCCAGAATCTTTAAATTGAGCAAAATCATCAAAGATGACACAGATTTGGTCATAACAATTTGTCCAATAATCAGATGCACTATTTTTCACAAAAATAGGATTTCCTTTGTACTCTATTCCAAGGCTGTCAATTACTTTGGCAACAATATGTAGAGAGGCGTAGGTCTTCCCAATTCCTGGTTCACCAACAAGATATAAACAGAAAGGCTCTTCACGGGTTATTGAAAATTGGCCTTTCGATCTGATTTTCTCCATTAATTTCTCAAGTCTATTAAGAATCTCTTTGAACCTGACAGTATCCTGTAATTTAAAACAATTTGTTTGAAATAGGGCTTCAGTGAAGCGTCTGCCCATAAAAATTGTGAACTCTAATTTGTAAACAAAATCAGGGTCAGTGTCATAATAAGATTCGTTGTTTGAATCCAGACAGCACATGGCTGTTGAATACCAATGGTCGAGCATTTCTTCTGCGCCTTGTAAAAAGTGACGCGCTCGATAGGTACTGTCTAGCTTCATACGAACCCAATGAATGACATCTTTGACTACTTCAAAGAGATTTTCCAAGAATTTAATTAATTGTGAAGTGCCTTTGCTTGCGTATACAACAGACTCTGATAATCTGAGTATCCAGCTTTGCTGCTTCGAATTAGAGAATGACACACCAGCTCCAATCAATTGGAGAAGCGAAGTAATGAGCTTAGAGGCTAATGAGACCTCGGGGGCTTCACCCTGCGCTTGATCTGTTTGGATTGGTTTGAACGATCCAAGCATGTATTCAATAACTTTCTGGATTACGCTAATGAGTGCGAGACTTCCAGAAACGAAGAAATCCGAGAACATGACCCACAAGAGATGAGCAATAGAGGTAGCGACGCCTCTACTGTCATTGATCAAGTACTGGAACAGCATTGCTTCAACTGCAGTGTAACAACGCGAGAAAGAGGCTGCTTGCCACTGATCAATCGCGTGATTCATAAGCTTGTCATATCCATCCTTAAATGGTGTAAACAAGGCACTAGGTTGGAGATTAATTGTTGGATTTACATTAAAGGCGAACCAGGAAGCTTGTACTTTGTCTCCTATCTCACCATAGGCTTGATCTGCTTCTGTTGGGGACAGTCGCATATCTCGCATTGGCACATGAAGTGCGGCGGCGGAGACTACAATTGGGTACACCGGGGGAAATCCGATAAATTCCATAAATCGAGCATCGTCTCCAAGGGAGGCGTAAACCGTAAGCTCGATTTTAACGGGGGCTGCTATTTGTTTGACAAATGAAAATCCTCCGACAATATTGCCAAGTGTAATATGTCTATTGATATTTTGTTTGTCAAGTGCCGGTCTCTGTAATAAAGCAAGGTTACCAGGTTGGTACCAAGGGACCACTAATGTCTGAGTAATGTTAGTACCCGTAGATTGAAATTGGGTAGCATAACCTCTAGCAATGGTGGAAGCCATATGTTCGTCCGCATAACTGACTGCTGTCATTCTCGTAGCCAATTGGTCGGGGCGATGCTGCCACCAAGCAACAATAGGCTGATTGGACTGAACAATGAATGTCAAATTCATGGATCCACGATAGAAAGCATAGCCAGAGGCAATGATTTGCATTAGTGATTCCCTTGCGACCCGGTAAACATTATTTGAATGAATATCCGGAACGAGGCCATCTGGGTGAATTGGTATGCAGTAGTGTGCTGCACCAAATGGTTGGTCTAGTGTAAAAGTGAAATTCATACTGAGATAGTGCTCAGGTCGTCTACAGAGGGTCTTAAGATCCGTCTGACGCTCACCAAAGTAATGCATTGCATCACCTTTATCTTGTGGGAGCAAAGAGACAACATTCTCAGTGCGAACTTCTTCACCCACTTCACCAAGCGCATTAGATAAGAGATCTTCCCTTGATTTACTACGCAGGGTGTATGGCACATCGTTTTGTGTTGGCATTGAAATATATTTACCTACTAAAGCAGCATTAGCATTTTTATCATAGTAGGTATTGTCGGAGGTGACTTCTGGTTGGAACAAAAGGTCATAATTTGGTCGGACGCGCTCTTTCCATTTCTTGTCTTTGGTATCTAAATAATACCAATACTTGGCGGCGTCTTTAACATCTTTAAGCAGACCAAGATATACAAATCCTTCTGCATCGACCGAAACTGGGACAAAAGTGTAGGGTGGAGTCATACCATCAACTTTAAGAACTTTCTCCTGGTTCTTATCATAAAACTCATAGACGTAATTACGTCTAAGTCCTTTCATTTTAGCAACCGCATCTGATGTTACTCCTATTCGGGCAACTGCTGCCTTACCACCCATAACGTAACGCCATGTACCGATATACCATGGGAAAGATCCCGGTTGTGCATAGGCATAATCAGTATCAGGCATATTAGATGGAATATTGGTGGCAAGTCCGTATGCTGGTTGGCATGGAACCGCTGTCTCAAAGTTAGGACCACCGCGCCAATAAATATTGAGCCGAACAAAATTTGGGATTGCATCGGCCTCTGGAATACGATTCTGCACTAATAACAGTACGTGTCCAGGTGGACGTTCAAAAGGTTGTGTACCGTTATCCGCCATAGTAGACCACCAGGGTCTATCGGATATAAACGGAACGTCCATTGTTACTTGGCATGATGCTGCAAGGTCGAATGACATATGCGAGAATGACTGCGCTTGACTCAGTGTTAAGTTTTTAAAAGACACTGGGTCATAGTACGGTATAAACACTAGCAATCCTTTGCCTTGATGGAATGGAGACGAAATAATGTCAATTCGTAGTTGGAAACCTCCACGCCAATAAGAATAGAAGTTTGACAATACTGCAACAGGCGGCATTGAAAAACACTTCTGGCCATTAATTATTTGGTATGCATAGTGTTCTGTAGGCCATATAGGACTAACAGGAAAAACTCCTAAAAGCTTACCTGCAGGATCTGAAGTTGTCCACTTTATGGTCTTAACCAGTCCAAAAATTCTCGATATGTATTGAACACTCATCTCGTCAGTATAACCATCGGGATAAGGTGTTTGTCCCAATGGATCGAGTCTAAGCTGTACAGAGTGATCAACAACATTCGTGCCAGCACACATAGATTGAAAAGCGTGTGGCGTTATTACAGCTGGATTTGCAGGAGACGGTGGTTTGTCTCGATTACTGTCCCTCATGTATTGCCTCAAAATATTTGTTGCTGCAGAAATTACAGCAGGCATCATTTCTCCTTGAACGATCTGATCTAGGCCATACATTGTCTTGCCTTCCAAGATCAAAGAATCGAACTTTGCGTACATAGAAATGTGGGCGATTGCATTAGATCCAGGTACTGATGCAAGAGGGTTCAACACTTTTACAATCAACTTACCCATTTTGAGGGATCCTCGCCCATCTTGCCGGTCATAGATGGTTAACCACTCTCTAACAAAACGGTAAGGTATTCTTAACTCACCATCGTTCGATTGTCCAGCGCTAATTAAAACGTGTGGCAGCTGGGAGAGAGTTTGTGCATTGTCGCGGATACTATATTGCGTTTGGTAATCCGCTCCATACATCCAGGCAATCATAATCTGTCCTGCCATAAACTTGTTACCAGACACAGCAGCTTTGATGGTAAGATCGCTACGCATAAGTCTGTGTAAAAGAATTGGCACTATACTGGGATTATTTCTTTGTTCCACAATGATGTCATATGGCAAAGAGTATTCCTTTCCTGTACTATTCGAATTCCATTCGAACTGATCAAACTGTATATACCGATCAGTCAACTCAGGATAGGTGTCACCACCTACAGTTGAAATTGACCAACCAGGAGCAGCCGTATTAGCAGTAGAAGGAATCGCATGTGCTTCAACGTAAGTATCTCCAGATTGTACGGAGACTTTAGCACCTTCCGTGCAATTGCGATCCTCCGGCTTATCCATCTCTCCGATTACATTTAGAGGCGGAAGCTCTACAGTCTCCACAACTTTCTTAGCCACATAACTGTGGAAATAAGTCGCGGGTGTCGCAGGATACCTGAGCTGGCGTACTACTGCCCTCAACTTCAAAAGAAGTATGGGGGAGCGGAACTGCTGAGGCTCATTAACGCTTAAGCGCTCAGGTAAGGATCCTCTTTGTGAGAGGCTTGTTTTGGGACAGATCCCATTCCAGCGGGTCCGGGTCTGCTTTTTGTCCTGTCCCAAGATAGGGTCCCACAAGGGTGCCTTCTTGGGCTCTTTTTGGGGCTTCGATCGAATGAAGCCATTAATTTGGAGCATGTAGGCTTCCCACAGCTCCTTTTGTCGTGCCGCTCTGTTACGGTCTTGGCGGGCTTGCTTCGCGGCCTTGCGCACCCGTTGCTTTTGCCATTTGGCCTGTCGGTCTTCCCAGGCCTTTTCTTTTTCCTCTCTACGGAGGAGTTGGCGATGGAAGGCAGTTTGTCTGCGCTTCCAGTTTGTCATCTTCCTAGAGAGGGCAAAGATGTTCCACTCACACAAGGTGGGCACCTCTCTAGGGAGCCTAATGGGCTGCCGGCTCTGGCAGTTTTCGTCCGGGCTGGCATTTACCGCCGCAGTCGCCGCGAACGTTGTCGTCATGGTGGGAGGAGCAGGTGAAAAGTGTCGCGCATTTGGCATACACCGCGCCGGCACAATCACTGGCCGCCTCCACAAACCCCGCTCGAAAGTCCGGAATTCCTCCTCAGTTACGGGCGTTCCGAGGAGCTCCTCTAGGAGGGACTTAGTTGGGTCGATGGCCCATTTAGCGAAAAAGGCATTTGAAAAATGCCTCACGCCTGCAGTGGGTTTCCCCTTATGCTTTTTAGGAGCAGGTTTACCCAGTCTGCTCAGTCTGAGAAATCGTACCTTTGAAGAATCCAGTTTGTTTCTGACCGCTATACTATTCTCTTGCCTCTACTACGGACCGCACTCTGAGGTGCAGGAGGTTCTATCAAGTAGATAAACACGATCTACCTTAGGTCCGAGGGATGTAGCACCACATAATTGTCCCCAATATATGTAGCGGAACCAATTGGTTCGAAGGTTTGAGACTCCCAGGCCGGAAAGAGAATACAACGGCTTTTTATTGTGAGGTGTGCCATTCCTCGTTCGTTTCTCTCTCCCAACGGGGTGTTTATTGACTGATGGGTGCTCATGTCCACCGTCGATTAATCAATCGATACTTACTGGCTGAACTTCGCTCTAGGAGGGCGCGCCCGCGTGCTACCCTTCGATAGCGGCACATGTTCTAAAAGTCTGGCTTCGACAGTATTGGGACCCCCCCTGTCTCAGCTAGGGTACGACAGCCTTAAAGAACACCCGCCTTGCAGGTTCCTCCACGTCTAGGCTCACTTTTCAGCATCAGGATCCGTGCTCATAAGATCCACATGATTGATTAAGCCAAATTCAAGGTGAAAAGGTTAAAGAATTCAAACACCTTTTCTAAATTACGTGAGGTATGTACTACTTGAAGAGTATTATGTACAGTGACAACTCATTTAAGAAAATTTATCCTCAGCTAAATAATTCAAACACTGAGGTACCTTGAAGAGGTTTACGGTATTCACAATGCCGGTATACAAGACCACGTGAAGCGTGGTATTATATAATGTTCCGACAGTGCTCCTTCTCCGGAACTAAAATGGATGAAGGAAACTACTATACGGTCGAGCAAAATAAAATAACTACCCTATGTTTCCAAAAGGCATAGCAAATTATAATAACAAGCCGATAGTAGCGAATACGAAAAAGAGTGCAACAGACATAAAAGTCTG